GTGATCGGCTCGGCGTCGAGGTTCTCTCCACGCGAGCTCTCGGGCTGCGCCAGCTTGCGAACGATGCTGGCGCGAATCTCCCAACCGCGGCGCTTGACCGAGGTCTTCTTCTTGCCCTCGCCGACTTCGGCGTCGTACTCTGTGCTGCGCAACTCGCCTTCGATCTCCACGTAGTCGCCCTTCTTCAGGCCCTTTGCGTAGTCGGCGGGTTTGCCGAAGGCGACGATGCGATGCCACTCAGTGTGGTTCACCCACTGCTGCGTCTGCTTGTCCTTGTAGCCGGACTTGGTGGCGAGCGACAGAACCGTAAAGGTCCGCTGCTGTTTGGTGGTGATGTTCTCGGCGTTTTTACCGAGGTAACCTTTCAGAGTGATCTTGTTTTCGTAGATCGCCATTGTTTTTCTCCTTGGTTGTATTTGCCCGGATTGCCCTCGGGACACTCCTGCGCGAAGCGACGCGAGTGTGCCCCGCTCCCAAGGCAAGAGCTGCATTTTCTGGAGTGGGGACCCAACGCACCTGGTTGGGGGAGGAGTCCAGGAAAAGCAGAAGCTCGCTGTCCGCCGGGCGCGGGATAAGCACCGAGCGAGTGACCGAGGGTGAGCAGGGAAAATACAGGAGAAATGGCGCTCTATGAAAACACCTGTCTGAAAGGTGTATGTAGAAGGATGCCGATGCAACCGTACGGCAGTGGAACCATGACCTATCGTTTGCCACGTTTCCGGCTGTAAAAACAGAGAGCTTGTGGACCGCACGTTCCAGTGCTTCGCATCGTCTTCCGCATCCCGCCATGCGAAGGACCTGTACTGGGGTGACGGAATCGAAGGCGAGTTGTACAGTCTCCGCGACGAATCGGCGGAGGCAGGAAGCAACCTTTCTGCGCGCACTTGTTGGGAGATACGCGACCTCATCGGTTTTGGCGCATGTCTGGTCACGGTTGCCTCCGCACGCCAGTTTCACGGAGGATCGCATCAACTGCGGCGATGCGTTGTCCGATCCAGCGCATGACAGGAACTGCCATCGAATTGCCGAGAGCACGATAGCGAGGTCCATCGGCAGCCAACTTGCCGCGATATTCGACCAGAGTGTAATCATCCGGGAATCCCTGCAGCCGCTCACACTCGCGTGGCGTGAGGCGCCGCACGGCCATCCCTTGCTGTGCGATCGTAGTCGAACTGTTCTCGATGCTGCCTGGAGCTTTCGTACGGACGCTTCCTGCAACGTTGGTCGGCGTAGCTGTACTCGCAGTACCGTCGCTGCCGTGCAAGGTAAAGGCGACAGCTACTTGCCCACCGCCATTGGCATGACTGCTCTCATGTCCCATTCCGCGCAGCGTGGGTGCGATTTCGTCCACGTCTGCTCCATAGTCCTTCGCGGAAAACGCGACATAGCTGTTGCTGCTCCCCCCGGATGCGGCGCGCACGCTGGCGGCGTCTGCCGGTTCTGGCATCGATCCACCTTCCCGGCCACGCAGGTTGAAAGCTACAGCTTGGCTGGGACCACTCTCCAGCGTGTGCGCCACGCCGTCCGAAAAGCCGATGCCGCTTGACTGAGTGTGGGCCGTGCCGATGGCGATGGGGATCATCGGCACGCCGCGCCCCGTGCCGTCCTCAGAGGCATCGAAGCCATCTGCGGAGAGTGAATGCGCGATAAAAGTTTCTGTCTCAAAGTCCATACGGCCCGACGCGCTGGCGCAGGCATTGGCGGCCGTTGCTACATCGATGGGACCCGAGGTGTTGTTCCCGCCAAATGCCAACTGGTGGATCAAGCCGCCATCGAGATCGAAGTCTGTTCCGAGTCCACCACCGCCATGAGCGCGTGCGCTAAGGGTAGGGGCAACGTCTTTCCGCGCTTCTCGGCGCGGCGGAGGATACCCCGACAGGCTCGACTGCTCAAGTAGTACCGCTGCGGCAACTCGCCAGTCGCGGTAGGAATGCTCATTGCTGAGCACCCCCCGCGCAGATCCCGGCGTGCGCAATTCACGCACCGGGCTCCTACCTTGGGTGTTTGGCTGCAAAGCGCACCTCCGGCCATGGATGAAGGACACGGGGCATGGGCAACCAGTCTTTGGCAAGACGCGCCATCGTTGTCCAAGTAGTGCGATCCTTCTGGCTGCGCCGCCGGAGCGACCTTCGCCATAGATCAACTACGTGGTGATGGAACGCTCGCAGAGACCGTCCATTATTGGGTACGGCGTGGTAGTTCAGATAACCCTGTACTACTCGCCGCAGCCATCTTCCCTGCTCCGGGATCGAGTGGTGCTGTTTGCGCCTCAACTCCTGTTTGATTTCTCTCAGTGTGGCCTGCATTCGGTCCCGCCGGGTTTTACGCCGGAGCTGGAACCTGCCATTTCTGGCCAAGTCACAAATGTGAGTAAATCCGAGGAAGTTGAAGGTCTGCGGCTTTCCCAAGCCTCGTTTTGCTCGATTTTCTGCCGCGAAGCGGCCGAATTCGATCAGGCGAGTCTTTTCCGGGTGAAGCATTAGTGCAAACTGCGCCATTCTTTCTTGCATCGCCCGTTGAAAGCGCCTAGCATCATCAGGCTTCTCGAAGCCAACGACGATGTCGTCGGCATATCGAACGAGCATGACGTGTCCTTGAGCATGGCGTTTCCGCCATTGGTGCGCCCAGAGATCGAAGACATAATGGAGGTAGATATTCGCTAACAGCGGCGAGATAACCGCGCCCTGTGGCGTCCCTTCCTCCGTAGGAACAAAGTTCCCGTCCTCCGTCGTGCCGGCCTTGAGCCATTTGCTTATCAGACGGATGATTCTGGTATCGCCTATGCGGTGCTTCAGAAACTTGATTAGCCACTCGTGACTAACGGTATCGAAGAACCGGCTAATATCAGCGTCCAGTATCCAGTTCACCTTGGTGCGCGTGATTCCCGTCGCCAGTGCATCTAACGCATCATGCTGACTACGCTTGGGACGGAATCCGTATGAGAAGCCAAGAAAATCTACTTCATAGATCGCATTGAGGACTTCCGCCACTGCACGCTGAACGATCTTGTCTTCCAGCGTTGCGATGCCCAAGGGGCGCATACGCCCATCCGGTTTTGGTATAAACCGTCTCCGGGTAGGCAGTGCTCGATAGGCTTGGCGGTGTAGTCTTCCATGCAGGTCTTTTAAGTTTCTTTCCCAGTTGTGCTCATACTCTTTCCATGTCACTCCATCGACTCCAGCAGCCGCGTTCCGTTTCAACCAGAAGTAGGCCGTTTGAAGTAAGTCAATGTCGATCAGATGGAAGAGCGCGGTGAACTTATCCTTCTTCTTTAGAGTTGCTGCTTTCCGCACACGGTCTAACCGCTGGGACACGCTTACCCGGCTCTGAGTCCGGCGCATGTGCTGCCAGTCCGTGTTTCCCTTGGTCTTCTCCCTTCGCTCCACTGGCTCCGCCTCCGTGTGACCGGATTTGTTCGCCAGCTTCTTCGCTACTATGGAAAAGTCCGACTTCTCCTGTTTGCGCATCATCGGCTTCGGCTCCTCGCCTTCCCGATGCGGGCCGCAGTGCCATACTGCGCACGGCGGCCAAACAGGAGATCTCCCGGTTCCCGGGTAAGAAGCGTATGCACATGCCAGGGTCTATGACCACGCCGGGCCGACTGAGTACTTGCGAGAGCGCACTCGGTCGTGTTGCCTTCCGCCGGAAACAAGGCGTCGGCACCCGGAAATATGACATCTCTTTCGCGGCTCGATGGCTGGCCTATGCACACCCCTGTCAACGCTTCGCGGCATACCTCGCGGTATGACACGCATGACTCGGGGACAGCATGAATCGCTAGTTCCTTACTGTCAGGGACTTTCACCCTTAACTCCTTACCGGTCTCCCGGCGCACGTCTCCAAGATGTCCGACAACGAAGACGCGACGCCGCCGCTGGGGTACTCCGAAATGTTGAGCGTCCAAAATTCTGTAGGCGACCCCATACCCGCATTCGACCAGCATCCGGAGGAAGGCTCCAAACGTCCGTCCGCCGTCGATCGACAGGATACCGGAGACGTTCTCCCACACCAGCCATAAGGGCCGAAGTCGATCAGCAAGTCGAGCAAACTCGATTGTGAGGTTGCCACGCGGGTCATCCAGTCCCGCTCGTAACCCCGCGATGGAGAAAGACTGGCAAGGTGTTCCTCCGGCCAGAAGGTCGATTGTTCCCACATCCTGTTTTCCTATCCTGGTGAAGTCGCCGGCGTTGACGATCGCGCCACCGGCGGGCAGAGCAACGATGTTGCGAATAGCGGCCGCGCGTTGTTTTGCCTCTTTGCGCGAGGCCGCGTCATGCGGACTCGGCATATGCTGCGGACGCGATGCGCCATAGCGCGAGCGCAGCAGCCAGCAGCAGAAGGGATCGATCTCGGCAAACATGGCGGG